CATAGAATTGAAATGGCAATAAAATTGGGATTAAAAACTTTGCCATCTTATATTTAAAACATTTCAAACAGTAAATAAACCATCTGAATTTGTATATTTATTAAAAACATAACTGTAATCTTTTCTTGTTTGTTTATAACTTTTCAAGTAATCTAATGCTGACCATTTTCTATTATTATTATTGATGGTCATTACATACTTTTGGTATTCATCTTTATTTGTTGTATCTACCCAATCTATAATATAAGATGGCAAAGTTTTTAATCCCAATTTTATTGCCATTTCAATTCTATGATGACCTTCTAAAACGTAGCCCTTATGGTCTATAATAATAGGCACTAACCAACCAAACTCAACAACTTTATTTTTAAAGCTGTCAGAATGTTTTTCTACTATATCTCTGTTTAAGGTTGAATAAATTAATTTGTTTACAGGATAGTTTTTTACAAATGTTCCGATTTTGATTTTATTATTCATAATTATTATTATTTGTTTCGCTTACTCTAAAAGGTTTTCAGCTTCCCCTTATCTTGCTTCTGCTTCGTATATGTATTGGTCTAACTTATATTCAGCTTCTTCTAATCCGTTTGAAAATATATCTTTATAGGCTTCTATGGCTAAGTTGAACTTCACCCCACCTCTTGTAAGTACGTCATCGGGTACTGTGATAAGTCCTATATCCCTTGTGGTTTTATTGATGACTATGAAAGTAAATTTCTTTAGGTCAAACAACCTTGTATAAATGTATGCTTGTAGGTCGTAGTTCTTTTTATCTACTTCCCACTTAGCAAAGTTTTCTAAGTCTGAAATGGTTGTTTTAAGGTCGTAAATAGTATCTCCTTGTATTATATCGGCTTTGCCTCTTATTGGAATACCTTCGTGCATTTTTATTGCAGGAACTTCTACTTCTGCTCCATTTCTTATACGCATTACCTTTTCGTTGTTGTGCAACTTTTGTACTATCCACTCGGTAATGTTTCTGTCTTTTACTTTAAATACATTTTCTTTCCCATATTGGTTTACAGCATCAACAAAGTTTTTTTGGTTTATCCTGTCCGCTTCTATGAATGTCTTAGCGTAAAACTTATCAGCTTCTAAAAAACATTCGTGTATTAGCTTACCCATCTTTAATGCCTCTGATTCTTTACGTGGCTTTTTTATATCCTCCAAGTATTTATTGGGTGATTCTAATATTGTTCTAAGATAAGAAGAACTTAAAGCGTGCTTACCTAAATGCCCGTAATAGAAACTGTCCTGTTCCATTAAAGATAATATTTCTTCTTTACCGTAGGTTTCCCCGTTTAGCAACTTTATCATAGTTCTATAAATTCTACTTGTTCTTGTTCTCTTTTGTCAAGTTCTTGTTTTGCTCTTAGCCTATCGGCATCTAAACCTTTACCGTTTATAATATTAATAAGTTCGGCATCGGTGTAACTTGACCATAAGTATTGGATGTAATTAAATTTCATTGTTCTTTATTTTTAGCTAATGTAATAAACATTTTTTAAACATTAGAATTTTTGTTGTTTTATTTTTTCTAAGTATAAAACTAAATCCATTGCTTCTTCTTGAGCGTGATTTATCCAACTATAAAATCCATCAGGCGAATCCTGTAAAGTTGTTCCATATTTTTTTATTCCCTCTTTGCTTCGTGCTTTCATCTTAGCTACAACAATATCCACTATCGGGTCTGTCTTTTGTTCTTCCCAAGTATTATTACTTTCAAAGTATTTAGTTACAGAGTCGCTCATTTGTTTAATATTTTATATATGTAGTTTTTTATTATTTGTTCTATGATTCTTAGTATAATATATCCTAATATTATCTTAATCATTTTCTGCACGTCTTGCCCTTTCTACTGCTCTTATTTTTTCGGTGCGATATTCTGATATTGCTTTGTCTATATATCTTTGGTTATACAAAAGACCATTAACAAAAAAACCTAATTCAGTCATTGCCTCAACTGCTCTAATGTATCTTGTATCTTCAGGGTTTTGTTTTTTAAGGGTAAGTAATAAATCTCCTATAATATTATAATTGTTATAGTATTCTATTTCTTTTAAGTTTTCTGCTTTATTGTTCATATTAGTGTTTTTTAAATGTTATTTCTGCTTCTGTTATTGGTATATCATATACTGCTTTTTTAATCATCTTGCTATTTCCAAAACTTGTATTTTCTGGATTGTATTTCTTTGTCCAAACAGGTTTTATTTTATTAAGATTAAAAACATATACACCTTTTTTTGTTTCGTTTATATATAAAGGTACATATAAAATTTGGTCTGCTATTTTTTTTAATTAATCGTATTTTATTTTTTCTATTCTTAAAGCATCGTAATGTTTTCCCCTGCACTTTAATTCAATTATAACACATTCTTTATGGCTTATGCAATCCCACTTAGCCATCTTGTCTTTCGTAGCTTCTAAGTCAGGAAAAATATTTTGCTTTATTAATTTATATAAAGCCTGTTCATTCTCTTCGTATTTAGTCATTATAAATATTGATTATATACTGCTGTCAAATCTTTCCAAACGACCTTAGCAAAACTACAAGGTGTGCAATCTACTTTCTGTTTAAATATTCTTTCAAATATGTTTTTAAATTCTTCTTGCTCTTGTGGTGTGAATTTGTTTTTTCTTGTATCAACCGCTGCTTTAATTTTGTTAAATTCTTGTTCTGTCAAACATTCGGGTTTACGATACCTAAACATTGAATTGAGCTTGTTTTTTCTCGCTTGACAGCCACAGTCTTCACCTGCAATAAACTTCACAGCTTTTTCAATTCCTGTGGCTTTAGTAATTTTTTGTACCGTATCGCCAAGTCCTTCACTTGCTTTTGCGTGATTCTTTTTCCACTCCCGATATTCTTTGGTTCTCTTATCTCCTTTAAATTCGCTCATAATCTTCATTTTTTAGGTCATCCCAATCTTCTTGAAATTTATCTTTAATTTTTAATTTATAATTTTTTAAACTATTCCAAATGCTTACCCAACTTATATTGGTTTCGCTTGCTATTTTTCTTATACTCATATCTGTTTGGCTGTACAATTTCCAAAGTTTAGAATCGTACCAATGCCAAGTACTTACTTCTTCGTCAATCAAAGTACATATTTTGTGAAATGCTACTTCCTCATCCATTTGACTATTGTAAGGAATTTGTAATGTTGTTTCTTGATTGTCGATACTAATTTTCTGAATTTTCTTTTTAGAATTATAATATTGATAATACAAATTTCTAAGGATAAAAAAAATATATCCTCTACTAACTTTGCCACCTCTAATAATTTTTTCTTTACTTCCATACTTCCAAACTAAAATATACATCTCCTGTACTAAGTCCTCTGCATAGTCATACTCACCAAAAGAATTTATTATTTTAATCCATTCCTTATGCTGCTTCGCTATAAGTCTAAGGGTTTCATCCATACAATACTAAAACATATAAAAAAGAACATACATTGTAACGTATGCTCCCTGCCCTCATCGTAGTCTGTGTAAGAATATAATGCTCCTACCATTACTCCAATTACAGGCATAATTGTTATTTCTGCTTTATTGTATTGTCCTATTATACCAAAAACCAATATGATTAATAATAATATTGTTATCAAAATTCTAATTCTTCTATGTGTTTATTTTCTCCCATTAAATTTTTTCCGCAAAATTCAAACCCTACATTGTTAGGCATCATTCTAAGTTTAATTGGTTGATGATGCGGGGTGGGTCTGCCTCCTGTTTCTATCTCTTTCACCTTTTCTACTCTAATAAAGGAATACATCCAATCGGTTGCGTGGGTTGTGTATCTGTGTAATCCTAAACATAAATCAGCACGGTTAGACCACTTACCACCACCCTCAATGCTTGCTTGATTTAACGGTGCAGGTAGCCCCTCATATTCGCCATTTTTCTCTAATCTCCGTAGGGCTTCCGTTACACCGTGAGCATTTAAAAATAAAGTGATGTTATACTTTTTTGCGAACAATCTAAATTCACTTGAAACATAATAATCGTATTCGTGTTTTCCGTAAACCTTTAAAAGGTCTTTGTCATTAGCCAAACTGTTATAAGGGTCTATTAAAAGACCTTGATAGTTCCAAGCATCTTTTATTGCTTTGGCTTCGTCTAAAACATCCTTAAAGGTGTACATATCATTTACGTCTATTATCTTGAAATAATTGTTGCACCAACTTAAAGCCTCTGATATTTCAACATCGGTCATCTTATCTATTGGCTTTTGTTTTTTAAATTCAATAATACGTCTTGCAATACTTTCTGCTGTGTTTTCGCTTGACCATATTAAAAACCTCCATTCGTGCTTTATTGCCCATAGGACAAACAAATAAATTAAAATTGTTGTTTTACCCACATTTGAGTGTCCATAAGCAATCACATAATCAGCGGGCTTTAGTCTTAGATATTGGTCTATTTCTTCAATACCAATACCTAAACCCGTTTTAATCCTTTTATACTTAAGGTCTAAAATTTTATCTTCTAATGTTCTTAAATTTGCTATCATAACAAAAAAAAAAGGGGCATAAGCCCCCTTAATCAAAATGCTAAACCATCTATTAATTCTCTGTCTGCGTTTTGATGGTTATTAGTAACTTCTTCGTTCGGTGCTACTTTCCAACCATTAAGGCTTACATAGTATTTGCCTTTGTATTCTCTACTTCTTAAATTAATTGATACTTTGACATTATCACCTTGATTTACCGCAGGGATTTTGTCATTGTAAAAGTCTACAGGAATAACTTGTGGGTATTTGTCCTGTGTTTCAACTAACAAAGTTTGTTTAGTTAGTTTGTCGTTGATTGTTTCCTTTGGGCTTACTGCCTTGATTTTTCCTAAAATTTCCATAAATAATTGCTATATAATTTTTATAATTAATAATTCTAAATTGCTTTCCAATTCTACTGCCCTGTTTTAACATAGCTTTCAAATCTTTGTGCATACTTGATAACTTCATCAAGTTTTATCTTGTCCGATGTAACAAGGTCGGTGGCTCTGTTTAAAGAGGATTGTCTAATAATTTGTGATTGTGTGTCATTCATTTAATTTGCTTTTTTTAATTGTTCTACTTGTTGTTCTAAACGTCTAAGTTTTTTTTCATATTCGTATTTACTTTCTTCAATACGAAGTTCTACTAATTGGTCATAAAATTGTTCTTTCATATTGCTAAGTTATAAAAAAAATATTAATAAAAAAAAGAGGGTTAAAAAACCCCCTTTGAAACAAATAAAGAACAATACACACTTAGAAAGTATCTAAGGCTTTTATTTTATCATTATAATAATTATACATTTCTTCTAATTCTAATGAAGTAAATTTACGTATTTCTTTGCTTTTAGCGTGTAGTTCTTCCGATAACTTATTACCAAGATATAAACTATATTTATATTGTTCACCTGCTCTATAAACATTGCAAGCAACACATTGGGGTTTTACATTATCTTCATTCCATCTCGTGGAATAATGTTTTCTACTCATAAAATGACCTGCTTGAATTTCTTTATAAAAAAATCTATTTCCGCACGTGATACACTTACAAAAGCCATTTTTATCTGCGTTGCTTAATCTAATGTATTTAGAAAATACAACATCTAATTTTTTAATTAGTTTACTTCTTGTTGGTTTTTTAGCAGTCTTAGGCATAGTTTTACGCATCCATATAATACAATAAGTCTTTTCCCAATGATTCGTCTATTCCTTTTATTTGTTTGTATAAGTACTTAGAATCAGATTTGACTTTTTTTTTCTCCGCTTTAGTTGAATCAATACCCAAATTGGTGTATTGTATTGCATCTAATT